CCCGTCGGCGAGCGCCTGGGCGGCGCCGGGGATGGACGGCGGGTCCGTCATCTGCCAGATCTGAACGTCCTGGCCGTACTGGTCGGGCGCGGTCACGGGCCCCCCTCTCAGGTCGTTGCGAGCTTGCCGAGGACGAGCCAGTTGCCGTTGCCGAAGTCGGCGAGGCAGACGAGGTCTCCGTCCGCGGGGGTGGTGTAGGAGGCGAGTCGGCGCACTTCCATGTCGCCGTCGACTTGGACGAGGCCACCGGTGAGGACGTCGGTGACGGTGGCAAGCATGAGCCGGGAGCCGCGCACGCTCGGGGTGTTCTCGCCCGCCCGGACCGCCTCTCGCGCCTCGTACTGGGCGACCTCGCGGGCGTGCGCGTGCATGCTCTTCACGCGTCCTCCTTGGCGCTGATCGTGCTGATCGGGAAGTCGCCGCCGATATCCAGCGGCACCGAGAACGAGGCCGCCTGGTGGAGTTCGCGGCTGCCGTTCTCGTGCACCACCCGCAGCACGTCCCCCGGCTCCAAGGCCGGGTTCGGCAGCGAGCCGATGTCGCCTGAGGCGTTCGGCGCCTTGGCCTCGGCGAGCTTGAGCCGGGCCGCGTTCTGGCAGGCCGCGAGCGTGGTCAGCGTGGACGAGCTGTAGAACAGGGGCCGCCGACCGTAGGGCCCGCCCCAGTAGGTGGGGCTGTTGGGGTCGCTGTCGGTGGCCAGGTAGGACACCGGCGGGACGCTGTCGGAGGTGCTCTCCCCGCGCGCCAGCACCGCGTTGTGCACGCCGTCGCTGGTCATGGCCCGGTTGCCAGAGATGTACACGCCGCCCTCGGCTGCCTCGATCGCCCACACTGGGTCGGCGGTCGCGAGGTCCGGCATGATCCGGATAACGAAGACCCCGTCGGCGTTGGCGTACACCTCGGCGCCCGCGGCGGCGGCGATCTCCTGACAGCCGGCCCACGGGTCGGCCTCGACGTCGAACCAGCGGGCGCCGATGGCCGTGTCGACGATCTCGCTGATGACGTCAGCACCCGTGATGCTGCGGCGGATCAGGCTCGTGATGGCGGTGACGACCGTGCCGGATGCCCGGTAGCGGGTGGTGAACTTGTCGTCCTGGACGACCGCCTCAAGGCCTTTTCCCTGCAGCGTCACCGGCCCTTCGGAGACGTCACCGTCCACCGAGTCCAGCCGGAACACCCCGAGCGGCACCACCTCGATGTCGTCTGACCGGCCGTACTCGACGCCGCGAGAGACCCTGAGCCGCGCCCCGTAGGTGGCGAGCTGATCGGAGGGAGTGCGTGGGATCAGCGACGGATCCGGGCAAGTAACGGTGCACGTGCGGCGGATCGCCTGACTGCGGTCCACCGTCACCGACCCGCCGATGTGCGGCAGGTTGATGACCTCGCCCGTGGTGAGGAACAGCTGCACCTGCGTGACCGGCGTGTGCGACTCGGCGAGCCGCGCCAGGAAGCGACCGGATACCGGGTACATCGATCACCCCCGGCGGTCGAGCAGCAGATCCTCGGACGTGGCGTACACGTCCAGCAGGTCGGCGCAGGTAGCGAACTCGGTGACCACGTCCTGGCAGGTACGCCCGCCCGAGCCGTTCACGCCGAGCGTGACCGGCATGTCCTGCTGAACCAGGGGCAGCGTCCACGCCCGCCACAACTCCTGCGCGAGGGCGCCCACCCGGGCCTCGGAGATTTGGGCGACGGACACGTACAGGTCGGAGACGCCCATGCCCGGGCCGGCCTGCCACAGCAGCGTGTTGCCGGAGTCGAGCAGCAGGTGCAGGGCCTGCCGCTCCTCGTCGCTGCGCGTCCAGATCGCCAGGTCGCCTTCCAGGCCGCCCCGGACGCCTGAGAGGACGACTGGGTTGCGGCGGCCCCGCACACGGTGCACGGCCTGCTCGATGGGCCGGGCCCAGTCCGGAGCCCGCTGGACCAGCACCCGCAGGTTGCGCTGCGGCATTGACGGGTCCTTCAGCCACGCCTCGTTGAGGTCGGCCAGCTGGAGGGTGACGGACGTCGAGGAGCGGGTGGACGCTGTGGTGCCGTCCGCGTTGCGGATGACGATGTTGTAGGCGACCGGCATGCCGAACGGCGCCTCGTGGTCCTCGACAATGAGCAGGTCCGACGTGATGGGCTGCATGTCGATCAGCCCGTTCGTGCCGCGCACCAGCGTGCGGGATCCGTCGGCGGCCGTGCGGTAGAGCGACAGGTAGAAGTCGACGGGCAGCTCGCGCAGGGTGAGCGTGATGTAGCCGTCGTCGGAGTGCGCCTCGACCGCGGTCTGTGGCAGCACCTCCCACAGGCTGACGAGGTCAACGTGCAGCACGCTGGCCCCGGCGGACGCTGTGGCAACCAGCTCGATCGCCGCCTGCGTCGCCCCGGCCGGTGCCAGGCCGTCGGACGGCATGGCGTACCAGGACACGCCCGGCACCAGGTAGGAGACGCCGACGCTGGCGCCGAGGTCCGTATTCGCGGCGTCGTACCAGCGGATCCTCACCAGCACCGACGCCCATGTGCCGGCGTCCGGGTAGGTGACCATCTGCGCCCGCCAGTTCACCCCATCTGTCACCGGGAAGCGGGCGGAGCGGATGGTGGACGCGCTGGCGGTGCTGCTGGTGATGGCCAGCGAGTAGGCGCCCTCGAAATAGGAGTCGCCCCACGGGCTGGTGCGGGCGAGCGTGGCCACGCCGCTGGACACGGTCCAGCCGGCGATGCCCTGCTCGAAGCTGCCGTCCGCATAGGGCACGACGGTGCCGGCCTGCAGCTGGGGCGCCGCGGCGATGACGATGGTCTCCAGCCGCAGCACCTGGCCCGCGGATGCCCCGTCCAGGCCCGCGGCAAGCGAGCAGGAAGCCGCGTTGGCGGGCGCCGTATCGGACACTCGCTGCCGGTACATGCCGGTCGCCGGAGTCGGAGGGGCCAGCACCGAACGGGTGGCCTGGATCTGGTTGTCGTTGACGTCGTAGAACCTGAGCTCGATCCACGCGGTCGACGCCACCGTCGGTGGCTGCAGGTAGGCGTAGGCCAGGTACTCCTGGCCCGGGGTGACCGTGGGCCGGTCCACCGCCAGGATGCTGGCGTTGCCCGCGGCCACAGCGGTCATCGCCAGCGTCTGCCCGCCAGCGAGGTAGTTGTCGACGGCCCAGCCCATGACCGGCGTCTGCCGGCTGATCGAGGCGTTGACGACCGGCGCCCAGCCCGAGGCGTCCACCTCGGACGATTCGGTGTTGAACGGGAACAGGTTGCCGATCGTCCTGACAGGCGCCCCGAGGTAGACGTTCTCCCAGAAGTGGGAGACGTTCGCACCGGCTTCTGTCGACGACAGCAGCACTTGCGCCTGCGTCGCCCCGGCCGGTGCTGTTCCGGCGACGGACACGCGGTGCCAGCCCGCCGACGCGGTCATCGTGGTCAGCGACCAGGTGACCGACAGCTCGGTCGCGCCGGCCATCCACCGGATACCGATCCGCTCCGTCGACGCGCCCGCCGCATCGGCGAACGTGTAGTAGACGGTGCCCGCGGTGACCGGGTAGGAGGAGACGGTGCGGGCCTGCATCTCGCCCGCGGCCACCGACCGGACGGACAGGCAGCCGCCCCCGCCCGTCCGGCCCCCGATGCCCGCGTTGATCGTGCAGTTGAGCTTGCTGGTCCAGCCCGACGTGTTCGGGTCGATGGTCTCCGTTGTCGCCGACAACAGGTTCCCGGGGATCGGCATCAGGGCCTCCTCCCTCCACGGCCGGCGGCCATCACCATGCGGTCCCGCTCCATGACCACCTGCTGCGCCTCACCCCGCACCCGGCCGAGGAACTCGCCGCTGTCGAGGTAGAGGTCGCCCTCGAAGTGGCCCACGCCGCCGGCTGCGGCGAGGCTGGTCATGGTCCGCCACTGGCCCGGGGTGAGTACGGCTTCGGGCTGGCGCAGGTTGTTCACGCCGATCTGCCCCGGTCCGAGCCAACCGCCCGAGTCGTAGCCGCCCGGCCGGTTGTAGGCCCGCGGCAGGCTGCCGTAGGTCGCGAGCGCGTATCGCATGGAGGCGTACACGTTGGCGAGCGGGTTCGTGCTGACGCCGTAGGAGAACGGGCCCGTGTTACGGAAGCGTCCCGCGTAGGCGCGGTACGTCGGCCCGATGACCTGCATCAGACCGACTGACGGATGCCCCGCCTTCCAGTTGCTGTCCCAGCGGTTGACGATGTTCGGGTCGCCGCCGGACTCCTGGTTCATGCGGCGCAGCGTCGTGTTGGCGAGGCTGGTGGGCTGCCCCACCAGGCCGAGCGCCTGATTGACGACGCCCCGCCACCGCTGCACGCCCTTGCCGCCGGAGCCCTGTCCGCCTCCGGTCAGGTACGGCATCGGGTCCACCGGCTTGCCGTTGACCCGCGCCTCCAGGTGGAGGTGCGGCCCGGTGACGTTGCCGGTTGCACCCACGCGGCCGATCGTCTGACCAGACTGGACGGCGCCCGCCTTCTTCACCATGGCGGACAGGTGGGCGTACAGGGACTGCAGCCCGTGCCCGTGGTTGATGAGGATGTGGTTGCCGTAGGGGCCACCAGAACGGGCGGAGGCGATCTGCCCGTTGGCGACGGCGTGCACGGCCTTGCCGACCGCGGCCGGGAAGTCGAGACCCGTGTGCCGACCACTGGACCACATACGGCCGGCGACGCCGAACTTCGTGCCGTACTTGGCGTCGACGGGCTTGACCCACTGCCCGCCGCCCATCTGGGAGTCCTCGGACCCCTTAATGAACGACAGTGCCTTGTTCAGCAGTGCATCATCTTGCGCAGACGCACAAGCAGAGTCGCTACGTCGACATGCGTGCCCGCACAACCGGTGAGCGACACGGTCGGATTCGCGCCGGTCCCGGCTCCGGCGGTCGCAGCCACCTGTGCGGTGTCGGCCGCCGGTACGGCAGTCGCGTCGAGATTCGTCACCCAAACGTCATCCGGTAGGACGTGGGCAAGCTCGCGAACGATTCGCTCCCAGTCGACCCGCGAAGCGGCCAAGCCGCGGACGGTGTCGATGCGGCCCTGCGCGACCGTTCGGAAGTTGGTGAACGCC